TCACTGCATAATTGCACACGCTGTTGATAAACGTCGTCAGCCTGCTGCCGCTCGGTAGTCCGTTGACTTTCATCATCGTCAGCCCCAACTGCTTGTCCACTATTATCGTGTTAACGATGGAGTTGAGGAACAGAGACCAGTACTTGTCACTGTACTTGTACCCTACTTTCTTTGCCCATGAGATCAGCTCCGTCACTACTATGCGTATCATCTCGTTCGTGACGTTTTCATCCCACCCTGAGTAGTCTAGATCTAAGAAGTACATCCTCCTATTCGCCAGTCTGAAATGTTCCAACCACCACTCTTTTCGCTTCACATCGTCTATGAATGCGAATAGTTCGGTGTGACCTGAAGCCTTGTAACATTTCTCCCAATGGTGCATAACATGCGCATGTAGCAGGTAACTTTCTGTGTCGCCTGCGACAACGAACCTTGCTCCTGCCCTCTCCGGCTTGGTTATGACCGTATAGGTTGACGTACCCCTGTTTGATGCCTTTTCTATGTCACCCAAGATTTCGTCAGCCGTTGATGACATTGCGTAGACCCACTTTGTCTTCTTCACGTCGTAGCCTGCTGCCCTCATGTTGGCGTTCCAAGGAGCTGCGCCTGACCTGGCCCACAAACCGATTTCAGATATGAACTTGTCCAGCGGTAATATCTCTGTTGAACTGGGTACATCGATGATACGCCTGACTGCCTTTTCGAATCGCTTGTAGAAGCCACTATCCTGACGCTTCTTCTCTTTTTCCGTTGGGAAATCGAAAAACCATGACTTCAACCGTGGTTCGGCAAACTCCTGGTACTTCTCCTTCTTCAACGTGAACTTTCCAAACAACGTGGCACAATCAGAAACGACTGTCGGATTACCCATGCCGGAGCTTCCTCGGTAATACTTCAAACATTGGCTGATTAGCGGAACTGCTTCGTCTGATGGATATGGTAACGATTTATACTGGCACGCCAACCTACACACTCGCTCGACGACGGTGGATAACTCGTTAGAGTACACTTCCTTCAGTATTACAACCGCGCGTTGTATACGAGAGCTATCCACATCGACGTTACCAAAACGAAACCTAGTGTTACCAACAACATCAAACAACGCAGCTCGCTTCTCAGCTTTTTCAAGGTCACAAATATCCTCGAGTTCCCTTTTGACCTTTTCATCTACCATGAACGGTCATCAAACTTGGCTGGTTTGATCCTCAACTTTTCGGTCATATTGTCGGACTCGACCGTGTTGTCATCCACAACGATGGTCTTGTCTCCCTGCAACACGCTTTCTGCAGTAAAGCGTGCCCAAGTTGTCGCGTCCAGAAC